ACCTTCACAGACGAGATGCTATGCTTTACACCGAAGTTAAGAATCTTGCCCTTATATACGTGACGAACAGGTTTGTTCACACGGTTATACATTCCATCGCTTGTAAGCACACGGTCGGAGACAGAGACATCCTCAATGCGCTTAGGACCCTGCTCCGTATAGACAAGGGTATCGGGGGCGAAACACTGGTCAACGTAGCGCGCCGTGTTATTGAAGACACGGAGCATCGGCACGATGCCGTTACTGATACCACCGGTTCCCTTAATCAAAGAGCCCGTAGCACGAATATTGGAGATATGGAGACCGATACCACCGCCGTACTGACTAATAAGGGCACAGTTCTGGAGAGTGTCGTAGATTCCACGGATAGAGTCGTCCTTCATCGCAAGAAGAAAGCAGCTGCTCAACTGTGGACGCTTGGTACCGGAATTGAATAGTGTCGGAGTAGCATGGGTGTAAAACTTTTGAGACATCAGGTCATAGGTCTCAAAGGCACGCTTCAAATCGGCGCCCCAGAGACCGAGCGCAACACGCATCCAAAGATGCTGGGGACGTTCTACAATACGACGATTGGTATCACGGAGCAGGTAAGCGCGCTCCAATGTCTTAAGACCGAAATAGTCAAGGAGGAAATCACGTTCATAGTGAATATGTGCTTCAATCTCGTCGGCGTGAGCCCGAACGAGAGTAACAAACTCAGGCGAAAGTAGGGACGCCGGCTCTCCCTTCTTATCGCAAACTGCGTCCAAAATTTCTATGACGGCAAGCATAGTAGGAGGCGTATTCTTTTGGTGATTGCTAATAGCAATCTGACTGGCGAGATCGGCATAGTCGGGATGAATCGTAGACCATGAATACGCAAGACTTGCGGTAATGTTGTCCAGTTCGGTGGTCGTAATACCATCTACGATACGGGCAAGAACACCCTGGGCGACTTTGGTAGGATTAACATTCAGTCCTGTCGCCGCTTTTGTAATACGTTCTTGTACCTTTTCAAAGGCTACATCTTCACGGTGTCCGTCGCGCTTCACAACTTGCATGTTCTGTTCCATTGTTGGGAAATGTGTGAGGCAATTTTGGACGCAGCCAGCAACTCAATTTTTTACCGCACCCCTAAACAAGATGGTGGCTACAAGTTGGCTTGTATTTTCCTTTGCCGTATTTGCGGTGGCTCTCGTAGGGCTCTCTCATCTCAATAAGTTTCGGTTACACGAAGGATTTCAGCCGATTGAAGACCTCAATAATAATCGGTTCTGGTTCAAGGACTGGAAGTATGAAACATCGAGTGATAAGTTGCCGGTCGGCGCATCGGAGCCAGACGGACTTTCGCCAGGCGATGCTTTTTCCGTATCTACGGAAAAACTCCTATCTCCCCACATTCAACCGTTGTCCGTAGAGGCGGCGGAAGCGGGATGGGATAAAACAACATCGCAAGTATGTTACCAAACCGATGCTGGCGAAGTGTTGAAGAAGACCCGGAACTTCTTACAACGCACAAATAACTACCCCCGATCCTACCCCGATGATTGTTCGGCGCCGTTTCACGAGTTTTTAGGTACGTTCTATGCGCCGGCGACGGGTGGAATAGGACAGACACCGGCAGCGGGTACAAATTACCCCCGCCAAACCCAGTGCGCCAAGTAAGCGTCCAGCACAGCCCAGCCCATCCAACCCCGCAAAAAAGCAAAAAATTTGTATAAGTACCACTGATACCTATACAAATCAATAACAACCCACTAGTCGGAATCAACACCGAGCCACCCACCTTTAGACGTTTCAGCGGCAGCAACGGTAGCAGCAGCAGCCGGCTCAGAATCGGAATCCGATACAAACAGCGCCTTCTCCGCATAGCGTCCGTCCACACGTGCCGACTCCACCTCTACCCAAAAGCGTTCATACGCCGGCTGACCGACCTCTGCCCACCACCGACGATTGCGCAGAACCGTCTTGGTGAAGTAATCATAAACGTACCAAACCGTTTCTTCTAACACAACCAATCCATCTATATTGTCAGGAGTCCAGGCACAGCATTCGGTAAATCCGGACTCTGATGACGGAAAGAGCGGACTATAACGGTACTCGTACGATTCAAGGTCATACTTCTCCTCCATGACCGTTCCCTCATCCCGCTCTACCGCAACCATCACAGGGGGCTTTGCTACAACGTAGATTTTTCCCATCCACGGATTTTTAGCACTCACTGCCGCTGAATACTTCGCATCCTTCAACATCATAGAGGTAAAACGCATTTCTATGTAATCCACGGCGTCCACATCACAGACTTCAGCCTGAAGCTGCATTTGGCAATAGTAATCGGGTGGAATGATACCGTTAAGCTCACGGGTGATAGGCGACTTGATTTCTACTAGACGTCCGCACCGGGGTCCGCTAGTGATAACACCGTCAGGTGATGCCGCTAGACGCGGTAGAAACGGGTGCCGAATACGACCAAGACCGTCGTAAACATTACCTTCGGCGAAACACCGCTCGTACAAGTCACGTACGACGGGCTCAAATCGCCAGCCCCATTTGAATGCCGATAACTTTCCTTCGCTGTCAAAGGTATATACCGTTTGCGAGGTCGTATCTTGCTCATGTTCATTTACGACGACCGGTGTTCCGCACTTCTTGGCAACGACCACGCCGATTCCGTTCGCTGTTCCGTATACTACATTACCGAACTCATGACCTGTTAGAAGTTCTAGGGTTTCGTTATGCCACATTGCGGATTTTTGTGCCGATTGTGGTAAAGCTTTGAGCCGATCAACATTTTCTGGTTTCGCAACCAAATTTTTTAACGCAACATCTCGGCAAAATAGGAAATATTCATAATAAATCGCACGAAGGATGAGAATTGCGTCATTTTTCGCACGTGTAGATTTAAAGGCAGTATCAATGAAGAATTTATTCGCCTCGTTCATCTCGGTGTCTATCCAATCGGTTAGGTCGTACTCATCGAGAAGACGAGGCGGATCTACCGATATCCAATCATCCAACCATTGTATGGATGCGGAGTAAGGCATTCCTATATTGGTAGACATTTTTTCTGTTTCATGGATCGCTTGTACCCCTTCTTTTTGTTTGTCGGTGTACCTCAATTTTGAAGGACGCTGAGTGTGTTGGATCTCCATCGCGTATTATTTTTAAACCACGAATGCTTAGAATTTTTCCTTCTTCGTAAACGAGTTGTTGCTTTGTATTCAGGAGTTTAGAATCGTTTGCCTTCACTAACGCCTTATTGAGATTCTCCTTCTCTTCTGAAGAAAGCCCAGGATATGATTCAGCGAATGTACGTAGTTTTTGTAGGCGAAGTCCACGCTCTAAGCGTAGCCATGGTTTAGTCGTAGAGGCAGCATGGGATTCGGCTTCAAAGAAATTGGTGAGTCGTCCCTCTACGCCGAAAGCAAGGAGGGCTTGCCCCATTAAGGTTGTAGGAGCGGCAGCACCCGATACATCTACAATAGGCGGAACACTCCCTGAAATATCGGTAGCGGATGAATTTAAAGGGGGCGATGCGGGAATCACCGGCAAAGGAGAGGTTGCGCGCTTTACACGTCTCGTTTTTACCCGAAACATTCCTATTATTAATATAACTATAACAAAGGTTTAGACTCTCCTTACGGAGTAAAGACTCAAAAAAAATAACAATTATAATAAGGATGACATCTGTTCAGTCGTATTATAAGGAGCCGACTAGTATTCGTCGTCAATTTACGGTCTATCCGTACTACGCTTCCGGTGTCAATACCTTTTTTACGGTCCAGAATAACACTCTTTTTCGTGCCCAGTACGATTTGAGTGGCGTAGATTACGTTGTTGCCCGTGATTTGGGTACAGAAATGGCAATTACAGGCATTGACCCAAATTTACTTGCTTTATGGACAGCCGACTCTGCAGATAGTCTTGCCGATTTTTCCAATGCCACAATCTTGAAGAATGGGAGTGCCCGTAAATTTCAGGTGCTAAGTATGACATCTGGCGCAGCCGATGCTGGAGGCACGTTTATAGGCGAAGATACAAGTCGTCTTTGGTACGATACAGTGTCAGGTAGTAACGCCGCACAGTATGGTGCCGGTGGTGAAGCATATATGGATCCTTTTAATTCCAATAGTTTGTTTAATACAGGTGGTTTCGCTATGCCTATTAATGACTTGCTCATTGTTGGACAAGGACAAACAACCTTTAGTAATAATATTATGCAGAATTTACCCTTTGGTACATTTTGGGCAGTCAATGACCCGATTGTTGTAGGTTATCAATTCTCTAGTGCTCCAGTCAGCCGTGCTATTAAGAATCGTATTGACGAGACTACGTTGTTTTAAGTCGCTAAAAATCGCACATATCTGTAATGGTTTCTGTAAAATCAATACAGTTATGTTTAGCGGTAAATACAATTGTACTGTGTTTTGCTACAGCGCATTACGCTTTTTTAGAATCGGTTCATTACAATCCCACATTTACTATACTATCAGTATATCTGAAGGATTATCTTATTATAGAAGCGCTCAATGGACTTGTAAGACAGCGACCGTATATATTTTATAATGATATTCCACGGTTACAAGAATTTAATACTAGAGATTTTGTATCAACGTATGGAGTGGAAGCCCTGAGTTTTTTGGGCGCCCTCGCCTTAGCACCAACGACAAACTCCCCAGCCTTAGAATATCTTCTTTTTATTCCACGGACATTTATATTTGAACTTTTATTTGATTTTTTCCATTATTGGACCCATCGTTTCGGACACTCGCATCCCCTTATTTATAATTATGTTCATAAATTACATCACAGCGACTCATTGGTAAACGCCTATAATACATTTCATCATACACTTGCCGATATTATTCTTACCAATGCCGTTCCTATTTTACTCGCCGCATATCTATTCCCTCTACCCCGTTTCACTCTCACGCTCTTCTTTTGGTTCAAAACCATTGTAGAGGTATCCGGTCATACAGGAAAAGATACTACAAGTTCTTTTTTACAATTCATCTATTTGCCAAGGACACTAGGAATAGAATTATACTCGAGAGACCACGGTTTACACCATTATAATCCAAATGTAAATTTTTCTAAACGGTTCTCTATTTGGGATAAAGTGTTTGGAACGTTCAAATCTGGAACAACTTTGCGAGACATTGAGTAGCGATGAACGCCCTTCTAGGACAACCCGATGCGATTCCTGTTAGCCTCGGCTGGAGTTGCCATATGGCACTCTATATTCAAGAGTTGGGTGATATGGAGCGCCGCCGCCACGAGCGGCACGTCTTTGATTGGTTCGGCTCCCCAATGTGGTCTATTTGTGAACTAATTGACTTAGATTTTGAAGGGATGACGGACCGTACAAAGATTATCCCTCGGCGCCGTTATATGGATAATTTTAAAGAAATTCTATCACATACTGAGTACGAACTACGATTTCTACACGAATTTAAGGACCATACAACTATTACAGATGACGAATGGACACAATTTGAAGAAAAGTATGCTCGTCGTGCTCAACGATTTCGTAATTTACTAACAATGGCAAAACAAACGAACCGAAAAATTATCTTTTTCCGATTGGAACAGGTATATTATCGTCGTATTCAGTATATTAACCGATTTGAAAACGAAGATTTTTATGTGAATTATTTTGCTGACCAGATGCGCCAAAAGGGTATCCGATTTCAAATTATCTATTTGACGACAACACCGGTGAGAACATATAGAAATAACATAATTTATGTACCATTTGCCAAAGATAAACCTGATACAGACATCGGATTCAATCAAATACAGGAGATTGTAAAGGCGAACTTACCCTATATTCGCGAGGCGTTAAGAGCGGTGTAGAAGAACATTACCAAAGATAGAATGGACGGTGGCGATTCAATTGAAGCCCGATGGGACGCCTATGAAAAGTCAAAGCGATACGGCTACCCTGGGCTCTATGATCCTACTGCCGCGCCCCAGACTTGTCCCGTGTTAAGAGTACGCAAGGAGTACAATGCGCGCGATTCAATTAATAGTCGTGCGTGGGACTTCTTTCATGCCACTCCACCTACACAGGTATCATCACATAATCTTCAACGCAATCCTCCGGCATATATGGATATGAATCCGATTCCATCACGCACAAATACAGTTCAGTACCGTAATCAACCAGAATATATACCGAATCCTGAACGTGGTGCGGCGGCAGGCGATTCTTTAGGTGTTCCCCCGCCACCAGGTCCTATCACTCATCCAGCGAAAGAGTTTTCAAAGAATCCGTATATGCAACGTTTGGATGCGGATGGAGACGGGTCACGCAATATTGTACGTGAACTCAAGGCGGCGGTCTATGAGGATAACCGTGAGCTCGGTGTGGATACAGATAGGTCCCTTACTCAACGGCAGTTTCAGGACCGTTGGCTGCCGCCCAAAACGGGCACGGATATCCAATCGTTACAGGCGTATGAACTGCTAAGACCAAAACAGGATGACTGGCGCAACAAATAATCGCTAGACAAATTAAGGAATGTCATCACCACCGAAGACAACGCCTGGAAGAAAACTTGCGGAAATACTTGCCGCTGACCCCGTATATCAACAAATGTTGAGTGGAAAATCTTGGGGAAATATAATGTTGGAAGATGAAAAGCGATTCCCTCCAAACAAGACACGCCGAGCGAAGTCAAAGTCGCCATCACCAAAACGCAACGCAACCCGAAATAATCATTATGCTATGAATGTAAAAGATGCCGCCGAGATACTTGACGGATTTAAGGCACCGGACCTCAAATTGCGCAAGGGTATTTGGGAAAACTTTCCCGTCGCCTTAGTCGCCATCGATGACGGTGATGGTGTAGACCGCTATGGTGTTGAGTGGCACAATAAACATGTCAAGGAGTGGCAGAAGACGGCACCAAAGAGTAAGAAAGAGAAAGAGAATTATAAGCATTGGTCTCAAGTACGTCTGTTTCATTCGTTGAAGCAGTATCCTAAGCAGTATAAGATATTGCCACCACGTAATCCGAAACAGTTATTTGTGCTGGAAATGGTGTTTAAAAAGCATTAAGCGAAGAGTATTTTTGGCGGTATTACCGCCATTGATATCATACGAAAGAAAAGGAGAGCTACGAAGATGTTGCCGAGCATAACTTCAAACGATGCCAACGGCACCGTTGAATCATTATACAATAATACACTCTTCATCAATTCTGATAAACTGGGCAATCCGTCCTCTTTTTCATATTGAGTAAATATACACCGTTTATACACACGATGGGACACTATGATAAAGACTAGTAATCCTAAAATGAAAAAGCATTCTTGAAAATTTGTAGAAAACAGCGCACCGAACAGAACTAAAGAACATAATAAAAAATGATAAATGCGTATTGCCCAGGCGCGTACTACAACAAAGAGCCCCATCTTACTATAACACCATAATTAACTAAACGAGACGACCACCTCGCACTCGTGGATGTTCACCTTCTTCATGGCGGAGGTTGTGAGCTCACAACGCTTCTTACGAGACGATTTTACAGAGCTAGCACCTACACTGGCAGCGGCAGTAGCAACAGAGATATCGGAGCCTGCGGCAGACCCCGCCCCCGCCGAGCCAGTGGAACTAACACTATTTGTTAGAGATTCAGATGCCCCTGCTGATACTGTGCTGTTTGAACGGGAGTAATGCTCCTTGAGGGTGTTATTCATATCCTTTTCAATTGTTTCACGGTTTGCGAGAACGTAGTCGTAAATCTCCTTTTCAATGAACCAACGGAAGAAGTTGAGTTGTCCTACAGTTGTTACGAAAGGGGTCTGACCACGTGCTTCAAACTGAATACGTTCACGACGGCAGAAGGGGTCAAAGAGTCGCTTTGAATACGCATTGAGCTCACGCTTATAGTTGAAATAAACGAGGAAATGGCGATTCTCCTTTGTAAAGGAGGTATTCATCTTCTTCGCATAGTTGGTCACAAAGTAATCGACCAAACGGAGGCTGATTTCGGAGTTGCCTTGTAGGATTGATAGTAATTTCTCTAGGTTGCCCGGAATAGTATAAAATTCCTGTAGCCATAAAACGACCTGATCTTGTTTACATAGTACGCGCTTCTGGTTTTTGAAGGTAACGGCACGACGCTCCAAACCAACAGGTCCAGCCGGAGTTAGGGAATTCATTAGAATCGGCGTGTGCTCCATCTCGGTCATCGTGTTCTAAGCATAGAAAAAGAACATACATTTTAAACCGTAGCAGAACGAGGTCAATACGTCTGTATAAAATCCACAGATACCTAAGTAGGAAGGGCGAATGTCCGTAACAGTTTTTTTAGCAAATCAGGGGTTCACCCTGCCTGCTACCAATTTTGATGATACACGCCGTGAAGCATACTTTAAAAATCCGGCGGATCCGAAAAACAAGTTATTGCCGGAGGAGGAGAAGATTTTGAGGGCTTTGGGGATTAATAAAGAGAATGCCGATTGTTTGATGCCGTATTTAGGACGTTTCTTCAAGCAGTTACCAAAATGTCAATCGGATGCGAATCTTGTTTTGGCAAAAGACTGCGAAGTTGTACAACATGTATTATGGGAAACGTTGTTTGCGGCACGAGCACGTAGTCAGAAAGCGTACGATGAAAATTGGATGACGAAGAAACCTTGGGCTGATATACAGGTTGCTATCAATAACGAGGTGATTAACGATTTGAAACCGAAGAAGGAAATGCTAAATGATATTGATAGACTATTTACTTTGATACTCAAAGCGGAAATCCCGGTAGCATCTGGGCTGGTTGCGCAGGCACCCGTCGCACCCGTGGCACCCGTCGCACCCGTTGTGCCCGTTGTGCCATCGGCGCCGATGGCTGAGCCATCAAAACCGATTGACGTCAATGATATTTTTACTTTGATAGTACCGAGCAAGATAGATGAAAATCCTCAGCCATTGACTCCATCTCCACCAGGATCTCAAATGGGTCCAGACGAGGCAGGTTCAGCGATTACAGCACCATCGGTAAAGACAGATTCAACAAAGTCTTCATGGTTCACACGGAAGAAGAAGACCCCTTTTACTTCGGCACCGGTTGAGCCGCAACCTGAAGAACCGGCTAAACCATCATGGTTCTCACGATTTACACGAAAGGCAGCGAAGAAGACACCGTTTACAGCGGTACCAAGTGAAACAGTTCAACCAACGGATGCGTTTGAGCAAGAAAATCCTATGCTAGCAAAGGGTCCAACGCCTACATCATCGGATAAGAAGTCACCATTTACAAAGGAGGGAACACAACTTCTTTTCAATACTCCACCAACATCTGAAAATTATGAAGGTCCAGCCAATCAACCTGGAAAGAGCCCATTTACGGCTGGACCAAGCCAGCCAGTTGAACCAACGGATGAATTTCAACAAGAGAATCCTATGTTGGCACGGCGTCCGTCTATTAATCAGGAAGGCAAGAGCCCGTTTACAGCAGGACCTAGACAGGTGCCGATAGGCGGACCTGAACGTGGACCGCCACTCAATGTAATACCTACAGAGGATGATATTAAGAATCAGTGTGAAGGGAAACCGAGACCGACAGAGCGCGAGTTAAATATAGAAGAATTCAAGCGGTCCATGTATTTCTTTTATTCCGTAAAGACCCAAACCGATGTTGATCTACGGACACCCGCCTTGGAGCCGGTAGTAGAATCAAAATTCATCGGTGACTGGCAAAAGGCAATTAAGGGAGCTCGTAATAAACTTACAGCATCCTTAAAATTCCTAGATGTTCCTGCCGATAAATTGGTAGAACTAAATAACTTATATAAGATATTTATTAACGGTGGCGATCGTCCCAGTCCAATTCTAGCGTTTAATTGTAATAAAATAGGAGAGACAGCGGCTGTATTTCTTGAACGATTATATCCAACAATTGAACGAACACCCAGCCAACGCATATATTTATTCCAACACGCTGATTGGCCGGCGGGAACTGGAAGTGATATTACCTTAGAAACCCCTAAGACGGTGAATGGTGTAGATATATCGATTCGCGACAAATCACGCAACGATTATTTTGTAAGCGAAGGAATGCGCCATTTAACAATTCTTACAACGCAAGATATAGATTACAGTGAAAATTACGACTTTGATTATAATATTCAAGGTAAACATATAACCGATTATCTTCTCATGCGCGACCTGTTCGCCAAGAATAAGAATTATGTATTGGATATCAGTCCGCAGTTGATATACTTATTTTACAAGGAGCGTAATCTCCCTCGTCCTACACCTGAGGGGCAGATGATTACTATTCAAGACGCCTTCTTTAAGAATGCCTTTGGCGGCAATCATATACCGCCACAACTCTCAACCGATCCACCAGTTCAGGAACAGATAGATATGGCGTATTATGCAATATGTAATGCTATTACAATAGGTGATGCCAAACCGTACAAGTTTTATTCAAAGCCTATATCTAGCAAGTTACCGGATATCATAGAATGGTTAGAAAACGCAACACCTAAGCAATATCAAACAATAAAGAATTTGATGGCGTGGGCTGTATCGGAAAAGGCGCCCATTGAACAGGCAGCACTTTTGGATCTTTTCAAGTCGGTTGCGAAGAAGCCACAATCGTTTTTCAACAAGATGTTCACCAGGAAAAATAAGAAAAACAAGAATACAGCGACAACAAGGAAGAATAAGGCACGAAATCAGGCACAAAATGAGGCGGCGGAGGTTGAGGCGCTAGCGCAAGCGCAAGCGCTAGCACAAGCACAACCACAAACACAACCACAAACACAACCGGTACAAATGCCTCCTACAGCGATTCGCCCATTACCAAATACACAAGGAATCTCGCCGATTGAGCTCGCACGCCAACAGCAAGCCCCTCAACGTTTATTGTTAGAAGCCCCAGCCGTCCCTGCTAAGAAAGGAAAGAAGGGAATGAATAATACGACTCGGAATAATATACTACGAAAGGCTCAACCGAGACCAGGTTCAGTAGCCGCCGAGTTAGGCATATCACCATCACGAGTGATGCCAACCACCGCAACACAAGTGCCTGTAAAAGCAAGTGCCCCTAGACCAGGTTCAGTTGCCGCAGCACAGGCAGCCGCAACGGCACCCTCAGCGGCACAAGTTTTAGAGCAAGGACGACGGGAATTGAGAGAATTACAAACAGCAGAACCTCCTCCAGATGTGAATGAACCTCCATTGGTGTTGGAAGAGCCGCCGCCAGTCAATCCACCGCAACGACAATGGGCAAATTTCTTCCGTGGACGTCCTGGTCCTTATATTAACAAACCTACTATGTCCCCAGGTGAGGATATAGATTCTATGTTAATCAATGAAGCATCAGAACAGGTGCCAACAACGACAACAACACCAACAACGACACCAAATGTATGGACTGGAACGTCAACGGTATCTGGAGCAACGAATCTAGATGTTAGAACTCCAGAAGAGCAAGCATTGATAAAAGAACGCCTAAATGCCCGTAATGCGAAGACGAGACGTAATGCGGCGACAAGAGGTCGTAATGCTCTAAGAAGAGCCCTCAAAACACGGCGGTTAGAGAACATTCGCCGGCGCGCTACAAATCTACAGCGCGAAGAAGCACGCGAAGAAGAGCCGGTAACAACACCAGTTTTATCAGCAGAAGAGAAGGCTCAGCGACAGAGGAATATTACGGAAGCGAAACAACGCATTCTACAACGTCAAACGAGGGAGCCTTCATTTAAGTCAAAATGGAATAAGATGGCGGATTGGAGAAAACACAAATTTATTCAGCAATTTGCAGATAAAATTGCAGAAAAGAGAATGATGGATGAGGCGCAGGCAATTATTAATGAAGCACGCCGACAGGATACTGCGGTAGCTGCTATAGGACGCAGAGAGCCTACTGCTGAAGAACTTGCGGAGTTGGAGGCATTATAATCCTTAGGGAGCCCGGAATAAAAGATAAAAAAATACATTAACCTAATAATAGAGTATGGCTACATTGTTAGGTTATACAATCGCAAACGATGAAGAAAGCGTAAAACTTCGTCAGGCTTCGCCGGTCGGTTATATACCCAAAGACGAGGAGGCGCTCTTAGAGTTTGGAATTCTTATTCGTAAGAACAACGCTGTCGTTGGTAATACCAATCTTAAACTAAACCCCGAGCAGATTCGCGACTTTTTGAACTGGATTATTGGAAAACGCTTACCTCCTTTGCCTGATTTAGTTCGTAAGTTTTTATGCCTCAAGCGAGCACGTATTGTAAATAGTCAGGCGAGCACCGGTACTAGCTCCGCACTAAGAACAAAGGAGAAACAAATGATTGCGGAGATTGATACTCTTTTACACGACGATGGTGTAGCAAATCCTGAAGATATGGATAAATGTTTAGCGCAGAATGCTGGTAAGTATGATGCCGCAGGTGGGGCAGAGGCAGCATTAGCTGGCGCAAAGAAAGTACCAAAAGAAGCTGCTGGAGGTACGGGTCCTACAGGTCCTACGGGACCTACAGGTCCAAAGGGTAATTCGGTACCATTACAAACTGGTGTAGGTCCGGTTGGTGTAGAAGAACCCGCAAACAAAACCGTTAGTACAAAAGATTCGCACTGTACAACTATTGTAAATTGTGATAGTACCGCGGTGATGGGAGAATTGAAAGAATTAAAAGAGTCGGTAAAAACTATTTTGGAACATTTGAATACGGTTACAACAACTACACCACCGGCACCTCCTACCCCATCGGTTCCACCTACTCCACCCAGTCCATCTGCGTCTGAGCATTCGGTTGCCAGTGATGTTGAACATCTTAAGACTAATACAACGGATTTTAAGGGAATTTTTGACCGTTTGACCCAAATGGAAAGTAAATTACGTGAACTTATTGAATCGTCAACGGTTGTAGAACGATCGGAGAAGGCGGTTGAAGCCGCAACAAGCGCAGACCATACTGAACTCAAGAAACTACTTGAAGAGATTTTAGCGATATTAAAGGGTTCTAAGCCACCTACGGCACCGGAGGCGGCTGTTGTAGAGGAGAAATTAAATGGTGTAAAAGAGAGTACGGAAAATCCTGATATACTTCGTATATTAAAAGCGATTCAGGTACAGGTGAATCAGATTAATGGTGACGATCCTGACAATTCAATTTTAGAAATCGTAAAAAATCTTAAGATACAACTGGGCGAAGTAAAGGAGTCGGTGAATAATAATCCGGCACGTATTATTGAAACAATTAATACCGTTCTACCAGGTGTCAAAGAGGGAATGGATAAATTGGATTCTCAGTTTGAGGCTGTACTGGGTGGAATACGAAATATTCGTAGTAATATCAGTGGTTTAAGCGAAAAAATCCCAGCGGACCGAACGGAGGAGATTTTGGCTGCTATCCGTGCCATTCCTCCTTGCCCAGATTATGGGCAGCAGTTTACTCATATTGATAATTCAATCAAGGCGGTCTATGCTGCTGTACAATTGGTTGCGGGGCAAGAGTATAATCAGCGTTTTGATGAGTTGAATCGTAAGGTGGACGATTTGATGGCGTTGATGCGTAGATGCTGTGGTGAGGGACAACTGGCATTGCCTGCGCCTTCACCTGCGCCTGCGCCTTCACCTGCGCCTTCACCTGCGTCCGTGCCTGCTCTTGGACCCTATGAATTACCACTAACACCACCATTGGCTCTTGAGAATGGTGGCGAGGATGTGTTGGGACCCTTGGCTATTGAGGATGCGCGTAGACGGCGTTTAGTTATTTCAAATAATGAAACTAAAGAACCACAGTTAAGACAACGAGATGAGCAAAGTTCTCGTAGATTATTTGGAGGACCAGAGCGAATCCGCAAAGAACCGACACTTCTTGAGGATGGTAGTGGGTTAAAAACAGTACCTAGCCCGACGAGACGGCGTTTGGTCATTTCAAATAATGAAACTAAAGAACCACAGTTAAGACAACGAGATGAGCAAAGTTCTCGTAAATTATTTGGAGGACCAGAACGAATCCGCAAAGAGCCGGTAATATTAGACGAAGAAGAGGACGAAGAGGACAAAGAGGACGAAGAGGACGAAGAGGAGAAAGAGGAAGAGAAACCAAAGCGAAAACGAATTGTATTGGAGAACAATAATAGTACGAATGTACCAAAAAGAAAAGAAGAGCCAAGTTCTCGTAAATTATTTGAAACGGTAAAGTCTCGTGGATTACCGGCAAGTAGTGATAGCAGCAATAATAACGAAGAGCCACCATTACCTCCAAATAATAACGAAGAGCCACCTCTACCACCATCTAATAACAGCAACGAGGCAGAAGAAGCCGAAGAAGACGAAGAAGACAAAGAAGGCAAAGGAAAGTATAAACGCAAGGAAAAAGAGGCAGAGCCATCCCCATCAACTAAACGCAGTAATTTAGCCATAGGTGTTGGACAAGAAAATCGTTCAATCACCGACTTAACGAAAGGATTGAAAGATGCTGTTATTCGTGAAAAACCATTTGGTAAAAGTATAAATCAAAAGGAAAAACTCAAACAGCTGAAAGAGCTCCAAGCCGCCTATCAAGATGGCGCAGACTATGACGATGTAAAAACGAAGATTGACGAATTTTTGGAGGACTTTAACGACGAAGGTCCATTAAAATCGGCACTTTCGAAAGATATTGATCTAGATGAAGAGCATTTAGCGGCGTACTTGAAAAATCTATTTGATGCGATTGAGGGATTTGAAAAGCCAACAGAGAAGCAAGATAGTTTTAGACAACCTAGAGGCACCCGTAGAGCCATTCAGGCAGCAGAGGCATTCAAAGTAGGAACTAAAAAGAATCCTGCCAATAAAAGAAAATCTAGCCGTTATACAAGAAAGTTACGTAGATGAATATTCTCCTGAAGGCAAAGTATAGTTTTTATAGTGCCCTGGTCTTTTTCTTAGTCGCCAATCCCGAAACCTATAAGATTACTGATTGGATATTTGGCGACGTATTTCCTCCTATAGCGAATAATGCCGGCGCCCCAACCCCCGTTGGCTTATTTCTACATACCATACTTTTCTTCGTGGTCATCCTATCACTGATGATGTTCCCACGCGACTAAAATATCGCCCGGCTAGTTAAGGAGAAAGCGAATGGCGCTAACACGTAAATATCATCCTACTCGTTATTACGCTGGTCTATCAAAGACCCAAAAAGCAAAGCGTTATAAGGAGATTCAACACTTTGGCAAAATCAATTGGCGGTCCCCTAAAGCCTACCAGGGGTTCAAAACGGATAAAGGCGTCAAAACAAAGACCTCGTCGTATGTTGAACAACTCACCCGTAAGTTCAAACAACTCGGCGTAGACCCTAATAAAACGAAGTCCCTCAAGGCGAAGGCGAACGTCACGGGCGTTCCTCTTAAATACCTCAAAGCCAGCTACAACCGAGGTCTCGCCGCCTGGCGCACCGGTCACCGTCCAGGTGCCACCGAGCAGCAGTGGGGATACGCCCGTGTTGCCTCACTACTCGTCTGCGGTAAAACCGCTAAAGGACCCGATTCTGATATTGTTCGAAACGCCAAGAAATCTTCAGCCGGTGCCCGCAAATGGTGGAAGAATTGTTAATCCATTGAAAGGATAATATGTCAGGCGGACCCTTAGCATTAGCACCGTGCGAAGGCACAGCACATGTAGGAGAAACTACGCTTTCACGGTCCGAATTGGATGAGCTGAGACGAATCCTTGAAAGCGATGATGTAGAGAAAAAGGATATTATAAATATCATTAAATCATTAAAAATTACATTAAACAACCAATATGATTTAAATCTGATGAAAGAAGCGGAGGCAGTCATTTCAGGCAAAGGAACTCGTAGAAATACCGTAGGAAGAGCGGTCAATTATCTTCTGACAATTATCAATCGGGTTTTTCCGAAGAGTGTCGGCGGCAAACGCACTCGCCGTCGTCGTCGCCATTCTAGACGCCGTAATTAGCCGGTGCCATCCCATTCTTCCCAGTCAAGTCCTTATTCGCCTGCTCAATGAGCGGAGGAATAAGAGCCATCGCCGCCCGTGAAACAAACCAGCCATTCGTCATATATTTGAACATGCGGTCTTGAAACATCGCCTCTACCCGCACCCAGTGGGTCACCTCATCCCACTCAGGATGAATACGCTTCTGATACTGGTAGCACCGATGGACGTGATAGGAGCAGAGCAAGTCCGCTTGGCGTACGACATGATAGACCCGATTCCATTTACCGTGGTCAGGAAAGACCGGCTTTCCGTCCACCATCTCCGCCTTCAACTTACTATAGGACATCGTCGTGACCATCGCCAAAAGCTCCTCCGCCCGCTCATCTGACCATCCAATACTTGTTAGAAATCCCAGGATATGGTGTGATGCTTCTACAACATCCACGTACTTCTTATCTACACAGTCGTGAAGAGCGGCAGCGTAACGTGCCATCTCCTTCTCGTCTTCGTTAAATGACCAATCCATCAACTTCTCAACAAACCTAACACAATCACGAGAATGAGTTACATCGTGACTAGGGTCTATATTATGTTCTTTACAGAAATCGTCAATAAATGTGTATAGTATGTCCATTTTTGGCATCTCTAACACACCAGGCATCGTTCTCAATTTTTTCTACAATACTAAAGTAAGAATGAGCCAACTGTTTAACAATAATCCAAGGGGGCATCCCAGACTTAAAACGCTAGGATACGGCACGGAGGAAAAGGCACTCAATTCCGTTAAGAAACTTAAGCAGTTCCCTAAGGCGTATCAACATCAAGCCGCAACTACGATGTATTATAGGGCGAAATATCACGCAAATCAGACCCGTAATATGCGTAAGGCAATGAAGGTATATAGTAAGTTTCTAAAGACCCTGAAGAACAAACCCCACAAAAAGTGAACACCCATTTATAAATACTACCATTGAGTAAAATGGCGGTATTTATAAAGAAAGTAAGCCCTGCTACAATAGAGAATGAAGCAGAACTTCAAAATGTAGCGGCGTCTTATGAATTTGCTCCGAAAGTCTACTTAGTTACGGAGGACGAAATTCATATGGAGAACCTACAGGAGATGTGTATTGCCGATAAGTATGGTGAAGACCCTAAAGATATTCCGCCTCGTATTTGGGTCTCTATTCGTACTATAATTCATACCTTATATTACAGAGAAGGTATTGAATATATTGATATTACACCGTATAATTTCGTTGAAAAGGACGGAAAGGTGTATATTATTGACTTTGGACACGCTAGTTATTACAAGTCCAAAGAGACGATGAACTGGTTCGTCAAGCAGTTTCTAGAGGACGGTGTCAATGAATGGAATCCAGATTTCAAGTAGCCGCGGATTTCCGTATGAGTGCTTTAATATATAAATCGTACGCTTTTTGTTTACTAATAAATCCGTAGGTTTTGGACCACCGATCTGGAACATTCGCTTTATACGTTGAGAAAAACGTCTCAATCTTCTGTTTGATATCTTCGCTGAGAAGACTAATATCCCCCATTGTTCCATAATCTTCCCCAAGGACGCATAGAACCTTTTCGTCCATTCCGTGCTCGTCCTCCATAACTAACGCACCAATAATATGGACCTGATACGTTGTATCATTCTTAATATCATTACTATCGCGAATAATCAATACATCGAGTTCATCTCCATCTGAGCCGAGCGTACCTTGGAAAAAGCCGTACGCAAATGGATATGGATGACTTGCCGGCATTTCACGGTCTATCACAAGTTTTCCTGCGCTCTTATCATATTCATATTTGATAAGACCGCCCTTTTCAATTTCAATATATACAGGAAACGCAGGATCCATTGGCACAATGGTTTATATGTATACTAATAAAAACGTTTTAGATACCCCGTAAAAATTGATCCAGCGCAGGTTATAATAATCCTATGTAACAAGTAAAATGGGCTTTGATCTCAACATTCACGCCGATCTAATGATTTGTTCGGATACAGGAAAGCCTTATTACTATAGTGACGATAATCGTAGTTCATTTACGCGCATTTACGATTTATCCAAACTCATAGTTCCAAAGGACTATCGTCGGTTTCTTAACCAACGAGGCTTAATCTTTCACGCCTATACAACAAATGTCTTTGAGAACTATAATATAATTGATGTAAGTATCACCGACTTTCTAAAAAAGTATCCGTCGTGGGAGAATGTGAAGAAGTTTGATGAGGAGTGTATCTACTGGACAGAAAAGGACCACGACGAATTTAAGAAGGCGCTAGAATGGTTTAGCAACGATTGTATTCAGTATCGGATTTGTTGGTCATATTAATTCGGACGAATAAGTAAGATGGAACGGCTAAGAGACGCCGTAATAAGAATCGGCGAAGAGGAACTCATCAATTGTGTTCTCGTTCAAGCCGGTGTAAGAAACGCTTTTTTACTTCAGTATATTGACTATGGGGAAAACTCACCATACGACCCAGAATCAAGCCGAAAACTCGCAGGAATACGAAAGTATTTTCCTGATTTGAAGCATTCGGACTCTGTACAAGGTATGATTATCTCCAAAAACCGGTATACGTTGGACGAGAGTTATAACGAGATAGATATGGGCAAAATTCTTGGATTTCCGTGTGCCGAAGAGTTTGATTATATTTTGAATCACGAGAATGAACCATCGGTGTTCATACAAATTATTGCTCATTTGAAATCTGGGGGAGATGAGGACAAAGTCCAAATTATGGTCTATCGGTGCCGAGATATAACTCATTTTCCTGAAGCACAAGCATTTGCGAAAGAAGCCGAACGGGTGTTGAAAAAGGACCCGCTCGTTGGACCAATTATTGAACGTATTGAGGCGACGAAAACTATACGATTTGAAGAGTCTAGAAGAGTGAACCGAACCAAGTCATTTCGTAAGCGCGCGAGGTCCCGTCGTCGCTCTCGGGCGTCTCGAACACGAAAGGTAAACCAGGGGCGGCGATAGACGCCTCTTTACAAAACACCGCCAGTTCATCCTCACCGATTTTGCCCTCTCCGATGTTGGCGTGACGGTCTACATGGGCGCAGCACGCCGTCAATGAGTCGTTGAGATGAATCACGCCGACATTGGACCAGCCAATTTTCTCACCAATCAACGCCGCCAATCCCGTCATCTTATAGCCGCAGGCAAAGACGTGACAGGTATCTACGCAGCAGCCGAATGTATCAGCGCCATACACACCGACCAAGTCCTGAATAAAGGCACCGAACACGCCCAAATCACGAGCGACTTCGGTACCCTGACCTGCGCAGGTTTCAAGAAGCAAACGGCAGCAAGGAACGCCGCTATCACGTGCGGCGTCCAAGACCGCGCAGAAGAAGCCCCGCATACGACGGAGACCCTCGGCTTCCCCCATTTTGAGGGATTTACCGACGTGAATGACTACTCCTCGTGCGCCCATACTGGCGCCCTTCTGGAGGAGGTTGATGACGAGCGAAACGAGACGCTTCCAGCCGCTAGTATCATCGCCCGCCGTATCGGACCAAGAGCATGGATTGATGATATAGGGCGCATGAATGAAGAGGCGAACATTAAGTTTTGTGACCGTCGCACGAACCGAATCACACGTTGCCGGCGTCCACGCACAGTGGGCGAACGATTTCGGCGACGCGGCAAATATCTGCGCAGCGGAGAAGGAAGGAAGTTTACCATGGAGGGAATGAAGAAAGGAGGAAAAGCCGGTACCGTGACTGCCAACACCGGTGCCGCAGTGATAGCCAATAGGAGGAAGAGACATTGTTGCCTTACCCCGTCAAACCGAGAAACGTACTTTCAATTTTTTCACGAGCCCACTTAGGGGTATGCGATACGACATACTATTATTAGTTTTCGCAACGGTATTGTTGCTCTACATCGCTTCAACCTTCTTCGCACCAAAAGACACAATTTTTCTATGTACAACATATTTTGACTGCCCGAGACGTGATGGATGGGCAATGTTTCAAAACGGTGTCAATAAAATTCGTGCGCTCCATGACCAGCAGACACTCGCACGTATTGATAAATGGGTCGTCATTAACGAATATTCGGCAAAACCGAGGGCAAATTGGGGAAAACTCATGAGCCAAAAGTATCCGTTTATCACCTTTTTACAAAAGAGTCAGCAAGACGAAGGACAGGCAAAGTCTCTAAATATGGTACTTTCCTATGCGCAGCCATATACATATTGGTTCCATTGGGAGGAGGGCTGGGAACCGACAAAACCGTTCCTCAACAGCGCCTTCACGATTATGGATAAAACGAATATTACACAACTACAATTGACACGTCATGAAACCGATAGTACAAAACCGAAAACATGTAATACAATTGCCGCAAGCGAACAGTTTTGTATTGTTCATCCTACAAAGGAGATTGATGAGCACCAGGGGCGAGAGCACCTAAAGACCTCGGACGATGTCCACCGTTATTGGCCGTATTATTCATTGCGCCCATCGCTTAATCGTGTAGTATTTTACAAATCTCTTGGCGAATTTTCAACGAATAAGTTTACTCCTCCGCTCACTGCGGAATACGACTATGCGGTACGTTGGTATCGTAAAGGCGGCGTAAAAGGTATATTCAAAGACGCCCCGCTTAAACGTCCCGCAAATTATGTGAGTACTCATGACTAAAAAATTTGATAATGATATCTTATTTAAATAATTAGATAATAATCATCTGAATGACGAACGTTCAGTATGCGTCCGATCTTCATCTAGACCAATTGTCACCCAATACAGAATTTTATACTCTTATCAGTCCAACTGCACCGATTCTTATCCTCGCAGGTGATGTCGCATCCGTATGGTCCAATGTGTATAAAGATTTCCTGGTATGGTGTTCAATTAACTGGAATTATGTGATTCTCGTCACGGGAAATCACGAGTATTTCTGCGAGTCGAACTCCCCCCATAGTCGCCAAGAGACCGAACAACTATTAAAACGCCTCAGTGCTGTACTTTACAATGTCCATTTTCTTCAAGCCGGTCAGACGTATAAGATTCCTAACACCAAGCTCGTCTTTATTGGCGCAACCTTATACTCCGATATCAGCAAAGAGATTCATGATGAAGTCTTAGGCAAGGGTGATTTCACAAGGACATTCATTGAGCGTGATACTATACTTTGCCGAACCCATCCGACCGACCATGTCAAAGCGCATAAACGCCACCGACAAGCACTTGCCGATGCGATTCGCGCCGTCCCAAGGAATCATAAGGTCGTTGTTGTAACCCACTATTTACCAACCCATCGGCTTCTAGAGCCTGAGTACCAGGACGACCCTTGGCGCTCTTGCTACGCCTCGAAGGACGACGACCTTTTCAGACCACCGGTCCGTGTGTGGATTTGTGGGCACGGGCATCGCAGCACTAATATTCGTGCAAAACATAATATCCTCGTCGCTATGAACGCCCGAGGATATAAGCAGTACGAACTCAATCGTAAGGTGGATGTGTATGACCCTGAGGCAAAATTCATTCTCTAAACCCAATATAAAAATGTCCGTGGCAGATGCGGAGGCAGAGGCAAAGGCAGCCGCAAAGGCAGCCGCAGAGAGGGCGAAATGGCACCGACAACATTTATTGGCGGTGCGATTACTTACACGTAATGGAAGAAATACAAGCAATTTCACACATAAAAATATAGAAAGGAAGTTGAGAACTATGTTTAATGCCGAAGAGGAGGCGCGAAAGGCGGCAAAGGCGGCGAAAGCGGCAAAGAGAGCAAAAGAAGAGCCAGAACTTCTTCCAATTGAGCCGGCTTGGCGTAATGCGATGGAAAATAGGCTACTTGCTGGTGTCAAACGAAGCAGGCACAGAACCAGCCGCAGAACCAGACGCCGCCAGCGTCTGCTTTAATTTTTCCAAGTACAGAATACCGTCCATCAGTTCCTCTTGAGCGTGCTGAATCCAATCCCCCGCTCCCAAGTCCGTACGGTCCAACGTGACCCCGTACTTTGTCACGCCCACCGCAGAACGCTGTAGAAATTTGGCGACAACCGCACGAACAACAGAATCGGTACAAGTATCCATCTCTTATATTTGTTAGAAAGCGCAGGAAGTTTAGATAACCACCCCATAAAATTTGATTCCTTATTACGTTTCAAAGCATAATAAGCAATCAAACCCAATGAATCTCTTACATACAAGAACTATCGCAGCAAAAAACGCCTGCTTTCGTCTTCAGTACGCCAGTAATCTACATATCACAAATCACGAAAAGCCCTTGTTCCCGCTGTTCATTCAGCCCACCGCACCTCATCTTGCTATTGTTGGAAATGTAGGAAATCCAAAAAGTGATTATTACCGTAGTTTCTTCGCATGGGCTTCATCCCGTTGGAAGTCTATTATTTATGTTCCAGGTGAAGTTGAGCATAAGGTGATGGAGAGTCCATATGAAATTATAAAACATCATCAAAATATATTTATGTTAGATAAACATAATCAGTTTTATATTTATGAGCCGTATAAACTTGCTCTATGGATACCAACCGAAACTAGTTCTTATAGACAACTCTTTATATTTACGTATGGTTGTGAAGAGCGACGTACATATCTTGAACACCATGGAACAATTTACAGTCATGGACTCAACGGAGAAAATAAAAAGATATTTATCAACTCTCGTGGTTGTAACGAAAGCCCAGATGTTGGATTTAGCACAGAGGCGGTGATGAGCTTCTCTAGCAAAAATATGAACTAAAAATATAAAGACATGTCCTCAAAGAAATATGATATGACCGCCAAGGGAGTGATGAAATGGGCACACCATGAACTGAATCATGTGGGTAATCTTGTTGGTGTAAAAGACCCCGATATTCAGTATGCCTATGCTCAGAGCGTTGTGAACGGAATGCTCCATTTACGTGATGCGTTATTTGAATTAGTCAATGATCCTAATTACACCGAACACAAAGTTGATCTCCTCAAGACACATGATAAAGTTGTTCGTGTAGTGAAGCATCTTATTAAGGATTTCAATGTAAATCTCGAGGAGATTAAGACATTTAACACGCATCGTGTATTGGGCAATCTCTCGTACCTCTCGAACAATGTAGCGGTTGGCGGACGTCGTACTCGCAAGAATCGCCGATACTAAATTAGAATGGGAACGGAACTCGCCGATTTTTTATCGTTGACCGGTGTTGCGACCGTAACACTTCCACTCATTGGTGCTATTGTATCCTCAAAGAATACAATAGACTATATAATTGTCACTCTTGTATTAATTGGAGTTGTAATAGGCTCAAAACTATTGAAACAGATAATTAAAGATCCGAGACCGAAGGGTGCGATGAATTGTAATATCCGAAACGGCGGCGGATCTGCTGAGGGTGAATACGGTATGCCATCGGAGCATATGGCGGTCAGTTCATTTATGATTTTTTCTACGCTGTTAATCGGCACAAACTCCGCAATTTTATGGGGAGCAGGATTTATATGGTTAGCAGCGATTGGTTGGGCTAGGTATGTAAAACATTGTCATTCGTTGGCACAAGTTTTAGGAGGAATAGTTTATGGAGGTGGGGCTGCGGCGGTCCTTCAATTTATATTAAAAAATCTTCTATAGTAGAAACGAAATGGCAACTGTCGGACGCGCAAATCATGCCTCGTACATGAACACCAGCCGCCTGTCATATTATTCAACGGCGAACTATTACAATAACTTTTTTGCCTATACGACCAGCGTCAATGCCCAGGGCACCACGGTAGGTACCTTTACCCCTGTCAGCGGTGCTACCCTCGCGAATTGCCCGGCGGGTCGTGTCCTCCGTGAAACCGGTCGTAAACTTTACCCTGGCGCTAACCCGAGCGTCAACACGTACATGGTGAGTGTATATGATGCGCAGACACAGCTCACGGGCTTCATTGACCCGAATGCGTCCATGTTCACTATTTACAATACGGATAAGCCCAATTTCATTTCAGATGGAGTTGATGCGGCGTCAGGTGTGGGAACGGATGCGGCTATGTCTATTTACACGCTGGGTAATATTACAGCGGGTGGATTTGTCTCTACGGCGAGCTATATTACGTCGGCATCCTCTATTACGGCGGCGAAAAGCGTGACAGCAGGTACATACTACAGTGGTGGTGTTATTGCCCCTGCTATTTATTATACTGGATATACACAATTGAATTATGCTAATGCGGCGGGTTCAAATAACGCCGATGTCTTTGCGAATCCCGCATTAGCCAATGTAGCAAATATCACTATAATGAGCACAATGACAAATCTTACTGGCTCAGTCAATCTTTACCTTCGTGATCCTACAAATCCTTCAAATCCTTTGAGCACGCCAGTTCTAGCTGTAGGTGAGCCGTTTACAGTAGTCGTAAACAATCAAACGAACGGAACGCCGCATATCCAATTCGCTGGCAATGAGATTCGTGCCCAGCAGCCAACACAGTATTACATGTCCACTCTATCACGCACAGTCTACTCATTTGTAAGTCTAAATAACAGCGGACCTTCGAACGGCGGCGGTCCTGTATTCTTGGCGACAAATGGCGGTGTAGCGAACCAGAATACATACCCTGCGTAATCATATTGAACACACTATATTTCATATAGTTAATTCAAAAAAAACACACATTTACGCAGTAGGGTACCGCGTAAACATAAATGTTTACGCAGTAGGGTACGAAGGATCCATGAGGATGCCGCACTGACCCGCACCACCATTGTACACCTTACCCTTGCCGAGAAGGATGTAGCCGTTCATGCCCCAGTCGGCACCCCAAGAGTTCTTCACCTTCCAGAACTCATTGCCTGACGCCGAATCAGTACCGTAGCCGACGGCGAGAACACCGTGGTCAAGCTGGGTGCCGCAGGCAGCGGTCATGACACCACCAGAGTAGAGCTGGAACGAGTTCTGGTCCGCCTCTACAGCGACCGAGACGGGCTGCTGGGCAACAGCGGCTTCAAGCGCAGCCTCAGAGTTGACCGTTACATCCGTGTACGATTTGATGGTCGCAACGACCTGCTTCGCCTTGGCAGCCGAGCAAGCACCATCAACAGCCGTATAAGGGTAGTTCGCTTCCGAAGTAAGACCCTTGTTGATAATAATGTATTCAAACGCGGAATCCATAAGACCGCCGTTACAGCCCTGGTTACCCTGGGCGGATGAGCAATCAACGAGCTGCTGTTCGGAGAGAGAGACGAGTGTACCGTTGGAGAGAAACCAGGCACCTTCAACCGAGCCGGTCGTGGAGAACGCCCAGCAGGAGCCGCACTGACCCTGGTTCTTGACGGGTGTTACGGCACCCTTCGTGGTCCAGTCAACCGAGGCAGGGGCAGCAATAGAAGGAACAGTGAAGTTACGGTGGGGAAAAGAGCGACGGTGGGATACAAAGGTGTTGTAGCCACCAGTGATGTACTGGGCGGCGAATTCGTCGGCGGTGAGATCGGCGAACTGGTTCATACCCATTGTCCAGGAGTGACCGGCGGCATTGTGTGCCTCAACCTTCGCAAGGTTGGAGCTCCAGACATATTCACGGTATTTCGCAACTTCGGTGGAATTGTAAGTACGGTTGTAAGTAGCAGCCCAGTCAGAGAAAGGGGACGCAGCGACTACGGCAAGGAACGAGAGAAACGCTAGCATGGTATGTATATAAATATATGGAAGACTTTAAATCACCGGACACTTTTTTTTCTTTTCATTCTGTAGAATGGCAAAAAATTACCGCAAAACACGCAAAAATAATCGCAAAAATAAGCGTACTTTAAAAAATCGTCGTGGAGGACAGCGTGCGAATGCGAGTACTTGCCCACCGGGTCAGATGGGCGTGAATTTCAAAAACTGGGGTGGAGCATGCGGACCGACAAATAGTTCATACAATCTTATGATGGGTAAAACGTCAAATTAAACGGGTACAATCTGTGCCCCGTCAACACGCTCCTCAGGCGGCACATAGCGCAACCCGAGGAACGCAAAGATATCCTTCTCGCCCTTCATACCCGGCGGCATAGGTGCCGATGAACCTTTCAAAGGCACCATTGTATGCTCATTGAGCGTATAGCCCTTATCACCCGCATATTTACGAAAGGCAACATTGAATTTGTCGGAGCCGGTAAAGTATAGAAGAGCGTAGGCGTACTCGGAAGGCATAGTGAGAAGCAGATCCAGGCGGCGTGCCTTTCCAGGTGTCTCTGCTGAGCCTACCCGTACATAGCCCATCCACTTCTTCTCACCGCTCACCAACTCGTCTATGATATAATCGGACTCCTTCAATCCAGCAATAAATGTCTCAAAGAGAGCGTGGGCATCTTTCACAGAAGCACTCTTTGGTGTGAGGAGCATATCTATATCACCGCTATTAGCAGCCCCACGGCGATAAGAGCCGACAACGACTCCTTTGAGCCCCTTTGGCATAAACGCCTGTAGGACGTCCTCGTGGACCGTCATTTCCTCACGAGGAATGCGCAACGTAGCCGTTGCGTGATACTTGAGACCCATCTTTTGGGTCGCGTTGAGCAGCGATGGATCCGCCTTTACAGCCTCAACCAACGCTGCCACGCTCTTAATGCCGGCGGCAACAAGTTCGCGCGCCTTTACTGGACCGATGCCATGGACGGTCAACAATTCATCCACGGCGTCAATAGCATACTTCTCTTTTACTCGCTCCGCCGACGCTAGAGAGCCGGTGGCGAGGATTTCTTTGATTTTCTCTTCAATCTTCTCACCGATGCCCGTCACACCGGTGAGGTCGTCGTAGGACTGAATTGGGCGACCGAGCCCGCTGATTTGGTCCATGACCTTTTTATAAGCACGTGCCTTAAAGGCAGAGGTTTTCTCACCTTTGGCAAGTTCACCGCGGCGCATTGTTTCAAGCGCAGAAAGAATGGAGGACGTATAGTTCATTTTCTATTGGAGGGGAAGGAAGATTCTTGAATAGGAACACCGCATCTTGGCAAACCGCACTACAAAGCTTCAATTTTTTCACTCGCTCGCTATAATAGGAATAGGCGGAATGGACCGTTTAAATCAAGTTTTAGATAAGGCATTTTCAAATCCAAAGACTAAAGACAATTATAAAAGCCGCCTGCGTGGTCTAACAAAGTCGCTCAACGAGGCGGATCCGCTAGTGATTTTAAAAGCGCCCGATACATACTATCCGAAATTACAAGAGTTGTACCCGTCCTTCAGTACCCGTAAGAATATGCTGACACTCGTTCTTGTCCTTTTCCGTGAAGACCCCGCCCTTAAAAGCGAGGCGCCTACAGCCGCCGCAAAATGGAAGCAATATCATGACGATCTTGTTCGAATCCAGGAAGCGAAGGTACGCCGATCGGAGCCCGAGGCGAAACAAATAGAGAAATATACAAGTTACGAGGAGATTACCGATAAATACAAAGAATTAAAGAATAAGACACCGCATAATACACTCAAATCCTCACAGCAATTCCTCTTGCTTTCTATACTGGTTCACTTGAGACCAAAGCGTGCCGATTTGGGTGCTGTCAAAATCTATAAGGAGAACGACCCACGAAAAACCGATGAGAACTATATCGTTCTGCGCACAGAGGGTACTTCTTATTTGGTGATGAACTTGTATAAGACAAGTAAGTACTATCAGACGGTGGAGGAGGATTTGCCGGATGAACTGGCGAAGGACCTGCGTACCTCGTTAGGACGCCATCCACGTAATTATGTGTTTATCAAGGAAAACGGAGAGCCAATGAGCAATAATACGTACTCGGTATTTGTAAAAAATGTCTTTGAACAGTTGTTTGGACGTGCTACGGGCGTCTCCCTGCTACGCCATATTTATATTACGGAGAAATTGGATTTTGATGATATGACATTACAAGAACAGGAGGATGAGGCAAAACTTATGCTTCATACGTCTGGGCTTCAGCGCCGATATAAATGGCCGAAGAAGGTGATTTGTCCGAAACTTTGTGCGCCGTATATGAAAATAGACGCTTCGCCGAAGACACGGAAATTTAAGCGTAAACTCTCGCCAAAACGTTCTACGAAGAAGACACGCCGTCAAGAGTCTCAATGAGTGTATGTAACGCTGTAGCAATGCCTGGAGTATCTCTATAATCACTGAGCATTGATATGACGACCGACTTTAGAAGATAGAACTTACGCTCCCAAGGGGAGACGATGGGTGCTGCCGCTCCAGAAATATCGGTCACTTCCTCCACGCCATCAATGGCGGTAGCAGACGCATCGGGTACAGCATCCTCTTCTGTAATAAGTTCGTTCTCTTCTGCGGCACCACCGATGCCTGTAGAAAGCCGTGCGTTTAAGATGTCGTCGCCGTGTTTCTTAAACGAATCCCATACAATATCATG